GCGGTCGAGCTTGTCCGTCGTCACCACATCGGCCGACATGCGCCGCTCGATCTGAGCCAGCCGCTCGTCATTAGTCTCCTTGAACGCCTCGAAGGCATGGAGCAGGCCGTCATGGCTGTCCTCGATCTCCGAAGCCGAAAGCCGCGCGGCCTTGTTCTCCCACTCGGTGGACGTAAATTCGGTCATGTCATCCTCATGCGTTGATGAAAGTGCTGGTCGCGGCAGACGGCCGCCGAAAGACATCCTCCGCCCGGCCGGGCTTCGCGCCGCGCTGGGGGGTGCGCGGGTGGCGTCGAGCCGGGGGAGCCGCGAAGCGGGCCGCTCGTGCCTGGGGTGAGGCGAGCGCGTCCGGCGGCCGGGCGGAGGGATATGCTGCCTTGACCGCGCTGATGCGCGCATCGGGCAGCATGGGAAAGGTGACGATGGAGATCTCCCACAGATCGATCTCGTAAAGCCGGCGCAGGCCGCTGCGGGCGTCGCGCACGGCCTTCCGCGTCCTGAAGCCGATCGACAGCCCGTCGAGCGCTCCTTCGCGCATCAGCGCCAGGATTTCGCGGCCCCGAGCCACGTCGAGCGTCAGCCGGCCGCGCACATAGAGGCCGCGTGCATCCTCGCGGATGACCTCCCAGGCGCCGATCGGCTGGGCCGGATCGTGCTGGAACAGCATCCGGATGCTCGCAGCGCCTGCCCTGGCGAGCGAGGCGCGGAAGGCGCCGGGCATCACCACGTCGCGCCCCTGGTCCTCGGCGCCGAACAGGCTCGCATAGCCTTCGAAGCTGCCTGCCGCGGTGAGGCGCGCGCGAGCGAGGCCGGCCGCGCTGGCGGTGATTGCCGTCGGTAGGTTCAAGGACGTGTCTCCAGAATGGCGAGAGGAAGCGCACGCCTCTCTCATTGTTGCGGCGAGGGCGGCTCGACCAGCAGACCGACGCCTCTATTCACCAGCGGCGTCAGCACCAGGCGCAGCGGCACCGAAATCATCGCCGAGACCGGCCAGGCCGCCAGCCAGAGCAGGCCGGTGTCGAGCGTCCACCCGACATTCTTGACCGTGACCCCGAAGGACACGATCGCCGTCGACGCCAGCGTCAGCGCGATCGACGCCACCACGGAATAATAGCGCCGCGGGATGCGCCGGGATTTACCCGTATACATATAATCTGTACACAGAATCAGTTTGCGTGCCGGCAGCTCGGGACAGAAGACCGGCTCCCACTCCCGCTGAAACGGTGCGCGCCCGCCTGCAGTCATCCTCCGCCTGTGGATCTTCACGCCGCTCCCCATCTGCCTTGACCGCCCGATATTCCGTAGGGTGGGTTGAGCGCAGCGAAACCCGCCTTCTGCGCCGAGAGGACGGTGGGTTTCGCTCCGCTCAACCCACCCTACGGCTCCGCCGGATTTCGAAAGCGCTCAGAGAGCGCCGCGTTTCGCCGGCATACGCTCATACCGTGCCGCCCAGCGGCCCATACCCGACCGCCGCGCGTTTCTCGTCGACAGTGAGGAAATCGGCGCTTGCCACCCGCTCCCACAGCGCCGCGCGCTCGCTCGCCAGCGCCTCGACCCTGTCCAGCGCCGGCCGCAGCTCCAGCCTCTCGCCGAAGCGGGGGCCGAGCCATCCGGTAAGCGCCTTCAGCGTCCGCATCACCAGCGGCACGATCGTCTGCCGCCAGAGCACGCGGCTCGCCTCCTGATAGTTCGCATAGGTATTGTCGCCGGGAATGCCGAGCAGCATCGGCGGCACGCCGATCGCCAGCGCAATCTCGCGCGCCGCCGCGTGCTTGGCCTCCATGAAATCCATCTCCTGCGGCGTCAGCGACATCGCCCGCCAGTCGAGCCCGCCCTCCAGCAGCATCGGCCGCCCGGCATTGCGCGAGCCCTGATAATTCGTCTCCAGCTCCGCCTTCAGCCGCGAAAACTGCTCGTCGTTCAGATGCCCGTTCACCGCCGCATAGACCAGCGCGCCGGACGGCCGCGCCGCATTGTCGAGCAGCGCCTTGTTCCACGCGCTCGCCGCATTGTGCAGATCGATCGCCGAGGACGCCGCCTCGATCGGCGACATGCCGTAATAATCATTGGACGGATTGAACAGCGCCATATGCAGGATCGGCCGCACCCCATCCTCCGGCGACTGCCGGAACCGCACCGCCGACCCGTTCGCCGTATACTCATAAGCCTCCGGCCAACCATCTGCCCCCGGCACGATCTTCATCCGGTCGGGCCGCAGCACGTGCAGCTCGCGGGGGCCGCCATCGCCGACGCTGACAGCTTCCATATAGGCATTGCCGGCAATCAGCAGATAGCCGTACCAGTCCTCGAGCAGGTCCGGCCCGCACGCCGCAGCGTTCGGGTGCGCGAGGAGGGCAAGCAGCGGATGCGCGTCGATCTCGGCGGGGCCTTCGAAGAGGCGCAAGGGGACGGAGGCCGCCGCCTCGGCGATCATACGCACCGCGCGGTAGACGATGGGGTTACGCGCATAGCCCTCGCGGGCGAAGGTCGCATAGTCGCGCGGGGACCAGACGGGTTGGCCGGTGTGGTGGAGGGCGATGAGGGAGGCGGTGGCGGAGGATTTTTGGATTGGAACGACTGAGCGGTTCGGCGCACTGACCAGCGCAGTCACAAATGTGCGGAGCGACATGAGAGAGGACTTTCGTCAAGACAATGCTTGAATTTTGGAATTCGGTCATGTCGCCCCCAAACAGGCGACTTTAGTGCATTCAGATCGCTCAAGCCGCAATGCTGGTGAGGCTTATGATGCGGTCTCGGAAGTCCTGGTACTCAGGGCCCGTTGCACGAATCAAATCAGAAATTTTATAAAAACGATCTGTGCTGGGCGACTCTCGTCGAGCCATATCGATATCGATCTTATCGACGTTTACAACAGTCCAACATTCAACATATCCCGATGCGCGTGCCTTCTGATGACTTTTTTCAGCCTCGCCAATCCGGTTGTGAATATTAGAGAAATCAGATCCGGCTTTTACTTCTATGGCAACCAATTCCCGATAAGTGTTCGCCCGCATCTCGACTCTGATAATTATATCCGGATCCGGTGCAAATTCGATGAGAACACTACGCCCCGCTGCATTTGTTAATTCGATCCTAACTCCGTCAGACCTCACAACAGATGGTTGAACAATTTCATGTATGGCGTTGAATACAGTCTGAATGCCTGCAGTACCCTTTCGGACATTTGCTCCCCCACGCAGTTGAGGTCCCAAAGTTAACAACGTCAAGTCGTGGAGCAATGATGCGCTAACTTTGTGTGCCCCTATACCCGCTAGTAGCAATGCGCCCGCCTCGCATAGAGCCGTACACAGAGAAGGAAGATCGGCGGCGGCCTTCGCTCTGGTCACCCCACTTTCCTCCATTGCCTTGAAGCGAATCAAACCCGTCGCAGCCGTGTAAAACTCTTTCTGACTGTAACCGTACAATAAGCGATAATAGCCTAACAGGCGCGGCTGGGCCGTGAGGACTATCGGGATGGGAAACATTAGTTCTCCCCGCAGTCCGTGAGCTGCGAGGGTGGACAAGCTATGAGAGGGTACAAACTCGGCCAACTGCTTATCCATCTCCGGAACTGCAACTGTCTTTACTGCCTCCTTTAATGCGTCTTGGAGAAAACGAGTACGCATCTCAAAAAGGGCAGCCGAAAAACTTACTTGAAGCTCTGGGTCCGGAAGAGAGATCATTATGCAGCAATCTTCACAATGCTTTGCTGTCCAGTCGACAGCCGTTCAGCGGCCATAGCAATATATTCTGGGTGAAGCTCAATTCCTACGTAACGTCGGCCAAGCTGAGTGGCCACGAGCCCGGCAGTTCCCGATCCAAAAAATGGATCAAGAACAAAATCGCCAACACGAGTCGCAGCTTTTATGCAAGGTTCGATAAGTTTTGGTGGGAATGTCGCAAAGTGCGTTCCCGGGAATGGTTGGGTATTAATGCTCCACACTGATCGGCAGTTACGTCCATTCACTTCAAGAACAGCATCTCTATCATAGAGATATCGTTCTTCTTTCGAAAACATAAACAAATATTCATGAGCACGCGTGGGGCGATCTTTAACACTTTCCGGCATTGCATTAGGTTTGTGCCAAACCAAGTCAGCTCTTAGATACCAACCATCATCTTGGAGTGCAAATGCGACGCGCCAGGGAATGCCCATGAGGTCCTTTGGCTTAAGGCCTTCCGGCGTGTCCGGTCGAACCGACATCGCACGAGCCGGGTTCTTTTTGTCGGGCGCTCGCCAACCCCGATTCCCGCTGGTGTAGCCATCGCCTATATTTAACCAAAGAGTGCCATTTGACCTGAGCACGCGGCGCGCTTCTCCAAATGTGGAGCGGAGCCTGTTTATAAACAAAGGAAGAGTCGGCTCTAATCCGATCTGATCTGGGTAAGCGTAATCTCGTAATCCCCAATACGGTGGCGATGTGACGATGCATTGCACACTCTCGGACGGGAGCCGCCTAAGCACCGTCAATGCGTCCCCCTCAAAAATCGTGCTGTCCGAGAATGCGATAAGCTGCTCCCTAGGCACCCGTTGCATTCTCATATGATGGCTTCTCCCTCAACGCATGGGGAACTCTTGATAATAGCTTCAGACGTGCCTTGCTAAAATGATCAAGCGAATCAAAGCGTCAATTGTGAGGATTGCGCAGTATGGGTCGATAACCAAGCCGCATGGTCTCGGATTTCAACAGGAGACAGAATTATACAGATTGCCTCGACGCGAAGGAACATACACGCAGCTATATAATCTGCCTGATCCTCGGCACCACCCTCTCCGTCAACATCAGCTCCGTCAGCGCCCAGACCAGCGCGTCCAGCCGGTCGGGGCTGGCGCCGTTCGACAGCCCGTCGCGGCCGAGGTCGCACATCTGGTCCTCCAGCTCGGGCCAGACGCCGGCATGGAAGACCAGGCCGCGGCGGTAGAGGGCGGCGACGGGGCCGGCGCGTAGGTATTTGCCTCGCGTTGCGCGCACCATGCGGACGTCTATATTGGGCGCAACCTGACGTAGCATTTCGGCGATCAACTCGCCGCCCTGATTGACCTCGGCGACGATGGCGTCCGCCTCGACGGTCTCATAGAGGCGGACGGCTTCGAGCGCCCAGTCGAGCGGCTGCACGCCCTGCACCGTGGCGTCGGCAAGCACATAGGCGCGGCCGTCCGCGGCGCGCCCTGCTGCGACGATGCCGCAAGCATCGGCGCGCGGGCCGCTGGTCACTGGCGGATCGATGGCGACGACGATCTCGGCGAGCGGCGGCGCTTGCGTGACGCGCGTGGCTTCGATGATCTCGCGTTGCCAGAGCGCGTCAGGACGGTCCTCGATCAGCTCGCCGTCGAGCTCCTGGCGGCCGAGCAGCGTGCCCTGGTAGCGGCTGACGACGGCGTCCAGGAAGGACGGCGCCAGGTTGGACGCGTTCGCTTCGGTCCGTGCACGGCTGATCGCGGTGCGCGGATCGGCGATCAGGCGCTTGAGCAGCGGGATCGGGCGCGGGGTCGTGGTCACTGCCTGCCGCGGATGGTCTCCGAGCCGCAGGCAGAATTGCAGCATGTCCCAGGCCGCCTCCGCATAGCGCCACTTCGCCAGCTCGTCGGCCCAGGCGGCGCCGAATTGCGGACCGCGAAGGCTCTCGGGATCCTCCGCCGAGAAGAGCTGCGCGATGGCTCCGTTCGGCCAAGTCAGCTCGCGGCGCCTGGCGTTATAGGCCGGGCGCTCGGCGAACGGATGGATGGCGAGCAGGCCGGACGGGCCGTCGACCATCACCGCGCGCGCATCGCCCAGCGTCTCGCCGACGAGCGCGATCCGCTCCACCGGCCGGGTGGCGAAAGGCGCCTTGCCGAGGGCCAGGCCGCGCACCCACTCGGCGCCGGCGCGCGTCTTGCCCGCGCCGCGCCCGCCGAGAATGAGCCATGCGGTCCAGGGCAGGCCGCCTTGCGAAAGGGGTGGCGGGAGCTGGTCGTCGCGGGCCCAGAGCTGCCAGTCGTGCCGGAGGAATTCGGCCTCCGCGGCGCTCAGGCTCGCCGTGAACCGCTCAACCGCCGAGCTGTCCGCGCAAAGCCTCAAGGCGCCGCGCAAGGTCGTCGCGGATACGTTCCGCATCATCGGGCTTGATGTCCATCATTGTGCCGGCTGCCGCCTTCGGCGGGCGGCCGCGGCGTTTTCTACCGCCGGCCTCGCCCATCTCTCTCAGCCTCTCCAGCATCCGCAGCAGCGTGTGCAGCGTGCGCGCATCCCGCTCGCCATCGGCCGCCGTCTCGGAAGCCGTGATCTTGGCCATGCGGTGCTCTAGCTGCGCCAGCTTCGCATCGAGCGCCGACAGCAGGCGCTTCGTCAGCCCCGCCCGCGACCGCCGCAGCGCCAGCACCGCCGACGCCCGCCTGAGCGGCCACCCCTCAGCCTTCGCCCTATCGTAGAGCGCCGTCTGCGAAACTGCGTGCTCTTCGCAGATCTGCAGCACCGTCAGCAGCCCCGCCGCATAGTCGCGTGCGATCGCCTCCCAGTCGGGTGCTGCATGTTTTCGTTTGATGTCAGGAAGCAATGTCTGATCTTCGAACAGCGAGGGTGCCGGCGCTCCGCGAAATCGGGAGCGAGCGAAAGGGGCAGAGGACCGCCATGCGGACGACTGCCCTGAGACCTGGGGAGGAGTTAAGATCGATCTGCCGTTCGCGGCGCCAGCCGCTCGACCCACTTTCTGGATCATGCCAAGACAATACACAAGAAGCGTTGCGCTGTGAATTCGTGAATTTACGTATTTCGTGAATTCTCCGCAGGCGACACCCCTTTTTTCCAGGTCAGCGAAAGCGAGTTCCTGGTCTTTGCGGCAATCACCTTCCCGGAAAAGATCCTCTCCAACTCCGAGGTGAACGACGTCACCTGATAGCCGTTCTTGGCGTCACGCCCCTTACTTTCCAGAAAGCCTTTCATCTCGCTGTTGGAGATTTTCACGCTCGCCTTGTGCCAGAATTTCTCGATCTTCTGAATCACATAGAGCTGCCGCAGCTTCGCGATCGAAACTCGTCCGTCCTGCGCATATTCCTCGAACTCCAGCCTCAGCCGGCGGATCTCAGCAAAAGCGAGCGGATCGGCGGTTTGCGCAGCCGGCGCGGAGCCCAATGTCTGGTTGAGGAAATTTTCGATCCGGATACGCATGAATTCCGGATTGAGATTGGGAATGTCCGTCAACGGCTCGATGTAGATCTCGGCGCTGTTGGGGCCCGCCACCACGAATCCATGCTCCGACCGCGACGCAACCAGCTCGCGGGACGCCAGCCTCGCATAGCCCGCCCAGTAATTTCCTTCATTGGCAATCCGGTAGCCAGCCCGGCGCTCTTCGCGCGAAACAATAATCCTGGCGATGGGCGAGATCATGTTGATCATCTCGCGCGCCAACCTGTCCTCATCAAGCTCATGCTCTAGCGCCTCGACGAATTCCTTCCACCGCAAATCGGCGTATACATCGGAGACGGACGCGCCGAATTGCAGCAGAGACGTGAGGATCGGCTCCATCTGCGCCTTGGGAACGTCCGTGAAAATGCCCAGCACCACGCCCTGCAGGCCATGCGAGAACATCGGCAGAATGACCTTCTGCCCCAACACGGCGTCTTCGATGTCGATCAACTCGGGCGGCACGCCTGCAATCCTTTGGCCGAGAACCTTGACCATATGCAATACGCTGCTCGGCTTGAATCCGGCCCAGCAGCCATGGCAGATCAGATCCAGCGCTTCGATCCAGGCAAGCCAAGGAGATGACGCATAAAATTCGATCTCCCCCTCAATAGTAATGCGCCGAAAAGATCTGAATTCTAAATGATTTGACGGATAGAGCGGGAAGGGGCAGCTTTCGAACAACCGGTCTGCCCAAGATGCGCCGATCGCGAGCCCCGATTCAGAAAGGTGATCGAGATTGTCGATATTATTGAGGATGGCTTTTACGCGCGGCGCGGAAAAGAAGCCGCTGAAAGCGCCGTCATAGCATTTTGCGATCTCGGAGCCATGGCTCAAAAGAGCGCGGGAGAGGAGCGATGCCTGTTGGGCTGATAAGAGGCCAGTTCGCTCTGCTGCATCGAAGAAGCGAGCTGAGCCGGGCGGGCATCTCAGACATGTCTCCCATGGATCGAACGCAAGAAAAAACGCAAGTCCTCGGCAGCCGTCTTCTGTTTCTTCGCCCCGACCGGCCACTACGCGCACGCCATGGCGGGTTGAAAGAGTTTTTGTAAGCAGAATCCGGCTCTTCGAGTTGATATCTTCAAGTTGTATTATTGGAACGTACACGATTATAACGTTGATGGCGGACAC